TCCCCCGTTTTCGACAACGCATCCCTTATAAGAATGGTTTGCGCATCCATTTCCTGAAAGTTCTCCACTCGTTTGAAACGCATGAGTGTTCCTTCTGCATCGTCCCTTTCGATATCAAATACACTTGTTATACACCCCATATATCTCGAAAAATTTAGTTCCTTTTCGAGAACATAACTCGCAACATATTTTATGTTTAGTACATCAATATATTGTTCTCTCAATGTATTCACTGTTCGTATGGTATATCCAGTTTGTTGTAAAAATTCATTTATACTTGCAATTACGGGATTGACTGCGTTTTGAAATAGCAATGTAAGTTCTAGATTACTTATGGGTGTTTTCAAATCGGCATACACACTTACATCTCCATTCGTATCTAAATTGATATAGATTGGTATCAGTTGACTCTCTTCCGTTTCGCTATATTGAATAAACATCGATATCTGTTTCTTTTTTCCTATTTCTTTGGACAGTTTTAAAATCATGGATTCCGATAAATAAGGTATATGTTTTCCATTATTCGTTTTTTTCTCGGTATACAATCTGTAAATGTTCTCACGACGGTTCCCTGGATTGAACTTGATAAAAGGTATTTTGATAGTAGAATGAATATTTTTGAAAATCACTTCAAGAGGTAGAGAACTTTTCAGTTCCGATTTTATTTTTATTTCAAATTCTTTTATTCCGCGATTCAAATAGGGCAATTCATTCTCACCACGCGTATTATATATATCATAAAACATAGTAACCGATTGATACAACATTTTCGTCTTTTTATTCAACAATTTTTCATTTTCTTTTATCAATGCTTGTTTGCTACTCTGGAAATCTTCCAAAGAAGTAATTGATTTTTTGTATAAGAGGGGGAAATAGGTTTGTGATACATATTCCGTATCTATCCCGAGTCGACTCGTAAACCCAAATACGTTCTCCGTTCTACATAAATAAATTGTATTGTTTTCTATATTTCCATAATTCAATAACAAATGGTTCTCAAAAGACAATAAAGAATTACTTGTATAATCGATATTTCCAATCTCATTCGAGAACAATTGAAAAGGATTTGCGGAGAACAAATAATCTCTTTCTTCGGAGAACTGTTGTCCAAAAGGGACCGATACTGGATATATCTCGTCTGTTCTCAATACTTTCAATAAATCTTCATATAAATAATGTTCTTTTGTATCCATCAATTCCATTTTCTCTTTTATTTCCGATGGCGCTATATTCATGTTCAATAACAATTGTTTCACTTTCTCTTTTGTAAACAGTACATCGGTTCTATTATTATTTTTAGTAATCTCTTGATAAATCGACATTAATTGGATGGTTTCGAGAACATTGACAAAGAAATATACTTCATCATAACAAATTTCATTTTCTCCTATTTCATCAATTACTTTTTTTTTAATGGTTCGTATGGAATCATCCCTATGTAATTGACTCTCTGAATATACAATATCAACCCCTTTTGCAGCATAATCTGCTAATTGTATTTCACTAAATATTTCACTAGTATTCCCACGTGAAAATACACATATACGCTCTGTATTCCCATTTTCGTCTAATATAAATACCTTATAAATATCATCATTCGGTATTTTTATTTTAGGAATCTCCATTATATAAAATACGTTATATTTTTGTATAAGTATTTTGTGTAACTATAAACTATATTAATAATGTCATTACCAAAAAAAGCAGTTTTAGTTGGTATTAACTACTTCAGTATACCTGGAATTACTTTACATGGTTGTATAAATGACGTTGTCAATATGTCTCATACACTGGCCGATGCGTTTGATTACGATATTAATAATATCACTATATTGCGCGACGATACTCAAAATGCGAATTTATCTCCCACCCGAAACAACATACTCACTCAGTTAGTAAATGTAGTCAATCAATCTGCGAATCTTTCTGAAATATGGTTTCATTATAGTGGTCATGGTTCTCAAATTAGAGATTTAAATGGCGATGAGGTAGATGGATTAGACGAGGTAATTGTTCCGGTAGATTATCAACGAAATGGATTTATAGTGGATGATGAAATATTTAATATTATTAAAAATGTAAAATGTCGGATGATTATGATATTTGATAGTTGTCATAGTGGTAGTATTTGCGATTTAAAATGGGGATTTGAATATAATAATGGAACCATTATAAAATCAATCAATTCAGGAAAACTAGCAACCAATCCGAATATTTTTGTGTTTAGTGGATGTAAAGATACACAAACCTCTGCAGATGCATATAGTACAGAAGCACAACTGGCAGTGGGTGCATTTACGGATTGCTTTTTACACTGTCTCCGTTTAAATCATATGAATGTGGATATTATGAAATTATACAGTGATGTTTGTAATTATATAAAATCAAATGGATTTACACAAACCCCTACTTTGACTTCTTCTTCGGAAACCCCGTCTTATACTTTTGTGAGAGCCACAAGTTCTCCCGTTGCCAATACCAATACTAAATCGGTAGTAACTTCTTCTTCTTCTTCTTCTTCTTCTTCTTCTTCTGTTTTATCAAACACATTGAAGGATATTGTATTTAACGAGTCTAGCAATATGATCCCGCCTGTAGTGTATAGTGATTTTTTATTGAACAGTTTTTCATCCAATAGAATCAAACCTCCCATGGGAAAACTCCTTTTTCTCTAAACAATAGGTATTGAATATTCGAATATCTATTTTTTATACATCATAGTATGGATTATCGTGTATTGTCATCCCGCAATAGTTTTGCGGTTGTTTCTTGTAATCGGTAGGGTCATGTATTCCCGCTTCTTTCGCTTCTTGTAATAAAAATTTGAAATTCTCCCAGAATTCACTTTTGTGACCAATCGATTTTGTGGCGATATGCGACAACTCATGAATCGCAACAAATGTAAGGGTATGTTCATCAATCATGTTATCATTACTGCCTTTTTTCTGTTTGTTCAAACAAAAAGCCAATTTTTCTCCTTTGTTCTCACTATACGCAGTATAAGTACTGGTAGGAAGTGTTTCCATTACCTTTTTAGGATTAAATCCTTTATGTAAACGTTGAACGTTATCTTTTTCGGGATATTTTTTATATACATATTCCACTAACGCTTTACATTTTTCCGTTATTTTTGCGAGTAAGTCGGCAGCTTTCTGTAATTTTTCACGTTCTCGAACACAATATTTATTTCCATCTACCGTAGAAACAATACACTTTAATTGAAACTCTTCATTATCTAAATAAATATAAGCACATGCGATTAATAAACCTACAATCACCACATACCCTAAAATATCTAATTTATCCATTTATAGTATAGTCACATAATTTCTCACATTCTGTTTTTATTATTTTCATTGCCGGTAGTTTACTTCCCAAAATACTTATATTCATATTTGATTTTTTAAAATACTTTTTGATAATACCATTTATTTGTTCTCGAGTGATTGGTTTGTAATACGTATCAAACAAATCGTTATAAGGAACAAATTTTTGTTTTTCACGATACATCAACACATATTCGGCATTATAGACGGCTTGTGAATCAATGTCTCCCTTCTTCATTTTATATGTGTTTTCATTATAGTTTTTCGCCAATGTCAATTCCGAACTCGTGATTCCATGTTTTAAAAGTTCGTTCAACATTCCTATCACAATGGGGAGAACACCCCGTTTGGAACCATTTTTCATCAACTTTTGTGGATCTGTTAAAATACGAATGGTGAAATCACCCATTTGCTCATAGTTTTCTATACTTACCGATGAACTATAAGTAAGACCATTGTCTTCTCTTAGCAATAGAAACAATCGGGAACTGAAAAAACCTCCGATAATTCTTTTCAGTAATGCAAGTGGATATTTATCCTGTGAATATTGAGAACATGTCCGAAATGCGAGTATCATATACAATGTTTTTGCACTTCCTACATTTCGTATATTGTAATTGATTTCATTTTGTGGAGTAGGAGGTTTGTATATCACCATTTTACTACGCATTAATATATCGGCATTTTCGGATTTGTTTTTCACAAAATACGTCTGTTTTAATACTTTTATTATATTCCGAAATGGAATATTACTGACAATACTCACTATTATATTGTTCGGATGATAATACATTTTGTATGTTTTTACAACATCATTATATTGTAATGAACCCGCAGTATGATATTTGATGGAATCCACTGGGTTCTCATAAGGTGTCCCCGAATATATCTGTTTTTCACTCATATCAAAAATTTCATAATTATTTTTATCGGAGTTGTTTATATTTTCTTCTATTACCACTCGTAATTCTTTTGTATATTCTTTCTTGTCAAACACGGAATTCAAAACCATATCGGAGAGAACCATCATCGATTTGGCAAATGATTCATCCACACATTTTAAAGTATAATCTGTATATCGTTTTGTTGTAAACGCATTCGATATGACCCCCATACTATCATAATCGCGAAACAAATCTTTCGCATGTTTTATTTTTTTGGTCCCTTTAAAACACATATGTTCTATGAAATGCGATACTCCTCTCATGGAGTCATCTTCATAAACCGACCCTAAATCACATATACATTGGATGGATGTGATAGGTAATCCAACATTGGATTTTTCATATATAACTCGGAATCCGTTTGGAAATGAATATATCTCATGTGACATAATATTATATTATTTTATTATATTATATTATATTATGATATGTTATCTTGTTCTCCTTACTATTGTATTTATTGGGCTCCTTGACCAATCTCAAGAGGAACGCGTCCAATATCCGGCTCAATCGTACTCTGCATCCAAGGTCCTACATCCTGCTTGGGAATGATAGGGTCCGAACGCAATTGGAGATTTGCATTTCTCAATGTTTGACCAATGGTATCCAAGCCAATATGGTATCCTGCTTGTAATAGGTCTGGCATAGCAACACTTCCTTGGTTCATTGCCACTGGATTCAAAGCCGCCCATTGGCTATTCTGGTCGTTGGGTAGTAAATCACTAGGGTTTGCGACTTGTTGACTAACATAATTATTGGAGTGTTGGTTGCTTGAAGGAGAAGCTACATTTTGATTAAACGTCGGAGTGGTCGCATCCGGAACAGATGGGGCGGATTGTTGATAACCGACATCCATGTTATCTACCATGGAAGTTTTAAAATCGGTATAGGAGAATAATCCATATCCTAAAATAATTAATGCAATCAAAATGATTACTTTATCACGAGTAAAAAATTTGCTGAAACCACTTTGAATTTCTTTTAACATTCAATTATATATAAACGGCTGACAAAATTATTTGTTGTAAATATTTTTTATTTTTTAATTATCATAGACATTTATAATAATGTATATTCCTTAATAAATATATTTCGTTTTTACTTGACTTGTAGTTGAACGAAGTAAAATACTATGAACGTTTTTATGATAGAGGAATATCATTCGATTTTATTCCTCCTAAAATATTCAGTAATTTATTTGCTTTCACCTATGTTTTCAAAACTGTCTTCATCTAATTCACTTTCACTATCTTCATCCTCCAATAAATAGGTATTTTTAATGCGTTTTGCCTCTAAATAAGATGAAAGTGCTAAATCCCTTGCTATTCTTGCTTTTCGTTTTGCTTCTCTATATATCTCATAGTAAATATCGTTTCTTTTTTTTATTTGAATACTATCGGATTCAGGTAAGGTATCTAAATCAAACATGACTTCTTCAATACCATCTATTTGATTGTTTTCTATAGGTTCTTGTTGCGGTTTCACTGAGTTTGTTTCTAAATTATCATTTGAATTTTGTTCTTCCTGTTCTTTCTGTTCCTCCTCTTCCTCCTCTTCTAAATCATCTATAACCTCCTCTTCCTTTTCTTTCGTATCATATAAGGGTTCTACGATTGTATTATTTTCGTTAGGTATAAGCAAAGGCTTTTGTTTTTTGAATATACATTTCTCAAATAAATTCTCCGGTTTCATAACCATAAGTTGCTTTACTTCCAGTTCTATTTGAAAATTTCGAAGAGAACATTTGATACCTTGTATTTCTAGAATAAACACAACATTTGTATTTTCTTTAATTGATTCCACATCGACTTCGTTTTCGTCTTCATTATATATTTTTAGAGAACATTTCCCCAAAACAGTAGGAACATTGGCTCGGATAATATAATACTTTCCCGATTTGAATAATTTTAGTGGGGATGTAAATGAATTTTCTATGTCTTCCTCATCTAAATCTGTTTCAAACCATTTTTCTCTATTATCAAAAATAGTCTTCTTGCAATAGTTTTCTAAATTTTCCATCCACTGGATAAAGGATTCATTTTCATGGGTAAACATAAAATCACAATACATTCTCTTACCTCCTTTAATAATCCCCTGTTTTGTCTTACATTTGGGTGGTTGAATATACAATGGAGAATCGTTTATTCTAAATTTTATAAAATAATTACCCCCTTGAATATTTGTTGGACTAATGACAGTTAATTTACTGAAATCGAAAGAATCATTTGTTTCATATATTCCTTCCATTATAATACTTTTTATTCACATTTTTGTAGAAAAATATACACGCATTGTTATACGTTTTCGTTTATTGTATTTTTTTTGTTTCTTAGAATACAATAATAATTACAATATTCAGAATATGAGCGATAACTCTTTTAGAGATACATGTTTTGAATTATTAAAAAATGAAGATATTAAACGTGAATTTAAAGAAGTCATTCGTTCTATTGTAAACATCGTTTATAATGAATTATACATATATGTTTGGTTTATATGCGTATATAATGTATTTCTTATTTTTATTATTTTAGCGAATTTATATTTCTTATTGCGTACTATCAAACATCTATAATTTAACCTTTAGTTCAAAAATAAAATATTTATTAAATATATACAATGGCTAGAAAAAGAACTTCACGCAAACGAACTTCACGTAGAAGAACATCAAGACGATATCACGGCGGTGAAAGTGCCGCCGAGAATGCACAAAAAGTATTTGGAGGTATGGAACAACAACACGCCGCACAAGGACAAGGCAATCTAATTGCTATGTCTTCACAGTCAGGAGGAAAGCAACAACAACAACAACAAGCCGGAAATGTATTAATGGATATTGCTGTTCCTGCCGTACTAGTTACTGCAAACCATTTATATAAGGGTAAACAACTTCCTGTAAATTTTGTAAGTTCTCGTAAGTTCCGTAATTCCAGAAAATCTCGCAGATTTCGTCGCCGTTAAAAAATAAAATCTTACTATTATTTATTCATGGATAAAAATAATAATAGTAGTATCAATAAACGACCGATAGAAAAAATTTCACCGATAGAAAAAACTTCACCGATAGAAAAAACTTATTCACCCAAAGACAAATTCTCACCGATAGAAAAAACTTCACCGATAGAAAAAACTTCACCGATAGAAAAAAATTCACCGATAGAAAAAACTTATTCACCCATAGAAAAAATTTCACCCAAAGACAAATTCATAGAGAACATAAAAAACTGGGTCTTAGCAGATAGCCAACTAAAAGCCATAAACGAAAAA